GGGTGCTATTGTAACCTTTAGAATCATTTCTACAGGAGCATATACTGCCCTTCCAGGCTCGTCTGCGATTGCCACGACCATTACTACCTCAGCTGCGCCCCCCGGTGTTGGAGCAATCGGAGCCGGTGCAACATTTAACATAACCTATAAAGTCAGCTCAGTATCAATTACCAGCGGCGGTAGTGGTTACAGTTTAGTTTCTGTGAGAATCAGTGGAGGTGGCGGCAGTGGAGGATTTGGTACTGCTTCGGTAGTCGGCGGTGCCGTAACTGGAATTACTATTACAGATACCGGTGGTGGATTTACTTCCTTACCAACGCTCAGTGTTGATCTTCCAAGATTTGCAATCAAGACCGAAGGATTCAGAACAGATTTCACCGGTGATGTCCTCACAGATACCCCAGAAGCTATACGTGGAAGAGATATTCGCGAAGGTTTATATCTAAGAGGTGAAACCTCTGGTGCCCTAGCACAGATATTGGCACACGACGGAGATCTAGACAGTAACGGAAATGAATTATTTGATCTCGATATCAAATATGGCAATTTCCAAATCAATGAAGTTATCTCCTACGGTGATGTCACAAAGAATATACAGATCACTGTTTTAGTTGAAAGCGGTATCTACGAAGAAAACTATCCGTTAAAAGTTCCACAAAACGTTTCAATCGTCGGGGATGAGGTCCGTAGATGCATTATTAGACCTCTCCCAGGAACATCGAGTTCTCCTTGGGCTTTCCAAAAATTCCGTAGAGATTTAACTATCGATGGATTAACTACCTCTGATAGATTATATGGTTATCATTATCTACAAGATAGCTCTCAACCAGTATATCCTAAGGTCGATAACAAAGGTGCATACACATCTGCGGCAGCACTGGTAGATCTAAACAAACAATTTGTCCAAGAAGAAATTATTGCTTGGATGGACTACAATATTACTAATAACGTAGCACCATTTACATCGGCATTTACCTATAACAGTAGTTTATGTAAACGAGATGTCGGTCTACTTGTTGACGCTATTGTATTTGATTTGAAATGGGGCGACTATAATAGAACCATTTCAGCAGGCTTAAAATACTATCAAAGCGCCAGCGCACTGGTCGCTATTACCACACAGTTATCGCAGTATCTAGCAGTAATGGACAGAATCAATGTTCTTTTACAGAGCATCATACTTAATTCAGAAATTGCTAATCCTAGCCAAGATTCGTTTATACAGATCGTCGACCTTGCCTATGCTGCCGAAACCGGATCAGCCGCAGTTATCACAGCATTGATCGCTGCTCTAAAAGATGTAATAGACGGTTCTGGATCAGTTAACTATCCTAAAGAAAATGATCAGATGGACGTATTCCTTGCCAATGACGCAGTGCGTTGGCAGGCTATCACTGGTCAAGGTCACGGCGGATTCATGGGAATATTAGATCCACAGGGTCAAATATTAGCCAAGTCTCCGTATTTCCAAGAATGTGCTTCTTTTAGCAAATCAATCGATGCACAGACATTTGCAGGTGGTATGTTTGTTGATGGCTTCTCTGGTAACTTACAATTTTATCATACATCTAGTGTATCTACAACACGGCTATCAGTTTCGAATCTAGATAGATTCCCTCAACTACCAGCATCGTTCCTAGTCGACGATACTGTATATCGAGTTAACTATGTTCGAGATTATGTTTATAGTCCTAGCGGATCTACAGCGACGTTCGTCCTAGACGAAACAACACCATTCACAAGAGCTGCCGGTTCGCAAACCTGTGTTATTAGTACAGCGACTACGGTTGCTGTGATTACCAGAAATGATCATAGAATGCAGGCCGGTGCCACTGTGGTGTTTACATCAACTGGTACACTACCAACAGGTATCACTGCTGGACGAGAATATTATGTATTAGATGATGGTTTAACCAACAATTCATTTAATATTACTGCTACCTTTGGTTCAATTACCAAAGTTACACTCAGCGATCTAGGAACAGGCACACATAGCTATCAGCGTGTTTATGAATTGCTAATGCCTGGTAATAGATCTATGTTAGCCAACGACTATACACAGATCAACGACATGGGCTACGGTGCATTGGCCATGAATGGTGGTTTAATGGAATTAGTCAGTATGTTTACATATTACTGCTATATTTCATACTATTCAGTTAACGGTGGACAGATTCGTTCTGTGGGCGGTTCAAGCGCACACGGTGTTTATGCGTTGGTTGCTCAAGGGTCAGATCCTTTAGAAATTCCAACCCCAACAACAATTCACGAAGAATTTGCACAGTCTGTTAAATGCTATTATCCAAGTCCTTCGTATGCTAATACCGCGGGTGGATTATTCATCTATGTCTACGCCTATGATTATGTTCCGTTGTCAGCATCGGAACTAGAAATCGATCACGGTAATATAATTTATAGATATAGTGTAACATCTGTAACCACACAGGATCTTCCAACAGGAGTCGCTAGAATCAACCTATCATCAGGTACGGGTGCGGAAACCACAGGACTGTACGATGTCGTTGCAGCTGATACCAAGATGAGTATGCGTAATAACGGTCAGGTGCTGTTAACTGGGGATCTGGTAAACGTTGCGGTTCGACCATCTACTGGCTTGAAACTAAGAGAAACAGGTGATACAGTCTATCGAGTTTTACAATTCAGCAGCTATGCTGATGTTAATGGCCCGTATGAAGTTTCTATTTCTAACGCCAGTCCGGCAGTAATTAAGGTTCGTTTAACTATTACTGATATCAGTGACAATTTATGTACTACTTCTCAGAATCACAAATTAAAAACAGGCGATGTAATTATTCCAACATCAACTGCTAATGGGTTCACTTCAGGTACTACCTATTATGTTACAGATGTTCCAGAATACAATCAATTCTATGTTTCAACATCGCCGAGCGGCACAGTATCCACATTAGTTAACGGTTCAGGATTAACTATCAAGGCTGTTAAGTCTCACAAGATGCTAGAGAATTATACTCTAAGTTTCGAAACTACAGGAACACTACCTAGTCCTTTAATTGCTGGGCAGGTATATTATGTCATTCCCGACGGTTTGACTACCACTGAATTCCAATTATCTGATACCAAAAACGGTACTCCGATCAATACTACAACTGCAGGTTCAGGTATACATTCCTATAACATGGAAGGTCTAACCAGAACTAACCTTAGAGAAAATTATAACTATATCGATCTAACGATATGGCAGCCAAGCGAATTTTCTAATTATTCATTAACTGCCACAAATACTGCTACCAGTACAAATTTAATCACTCTCAGCACAATTTCATATCAGGTCAAACCTGGAATGAAGATTATATTCTCTGGAACAACATTCGGCAACATCGTTGCTGGAACAACCTATTATGTTAAGACCAGTCCGTATAGTGCTAGTATTCCTGTAGCAACTGTACAAAGAGTATCAGCGACTGCAACTATCACAACCAGTGTTAATCACGGTTTGGCCACTGGACAGGTAGTGTCTATCAGCGGCACCGGTACTGCACTCGACAGTGACAGCAGCAAAACTATCACTGTCACTGGAGATACAACCTTTACCTATACGTCGGGAGCTAGCGGTGCTATTGGTCCTGTGGCGGCAACTTCAGGACGTGTTGCTGCAGATAGTAAAATTACAATTACAAACAGCGCAGGCGGTAGCACATTTGCACTGGCCACAGCATCTGGAACAATGACTGCGGTAGCAGGTAATGGTGTTACCTGTACAGTATCAGTGGCATCTCCTGCAGTTATCACTGCCAACGGTCATGGATTTGCTGCGGGCGATTGTGTGGTATTTCAAACCACAGGAAGTTTGCCGACTGGTTTAACTGACACTATAAATTACTTTGTTCTTTCTTCAGGCCTTGGCACAAATTCATTTAGGGTCAGTGCTGAACCTGGCGGTACCGCAGTGGATACCACAGGATCACAGTCCGGTGTTCATACTGTGGGACGTGCATTTGGTCGAGCAGGAGATCAGATATTGCCAGTGGTTCCTGTAGGAACAAACGAGATTTCTAGATGTGATGGAGCTAAGTTTGTATGGAAAGGTGAGGAATATGCAATTTCCGACTACCAACAAGAATCCATAACTAACGAGCCGTTCGCTAGACTAGTTTTAGATCGTCCATTAGTTGATAGTATTATCGATTACAGTTCAGCCTATACTATCAAGGCTGCGGTGCCGATTAGAACAAACGGTTCTATTGGTAATTTAACAATCCGTATTTCTTTAACTCGTGTTACATCACATGACCTGTTAGAGATCGGTACTGGATCCTATGCAGATACAAATTACCCTAGTGAAATTTACGGTTCATCCGTTAATCCAATTAACGAAGATACTGAAACTGAAGAACGAGACGTAGGTCGCGTATTCTTTGTGACCACAGACCAATATGGTAATTTCAAAGTTGGTCCTTACTTTAAAGTTGACCAAGGTACTGGTACTGTTACATTCTCGTCAAGTATTGCGTTATCAAACCTAGATGGTATCGGATTTAAGCGCGGTGTTCCTGTTTCAGAGTTTTCAACAGACTCGGGATTTACAGATAATGCTACTGACACAGTACCGACAGAAAATGCAACACGTATCTATATCGAACGTAGACTGGGCCTTACACACGACGGAAGTCCTGTTGCTTCAGGTTCATTAATTCCTTCTATAACAGGCGGATATATGGCCCTAGATGGTCAGTTGGCTATGAAGGCTAACATGAACATGGCCAATTATAGGATCACTAATCT